GATGACAATGACCAAACAAATACTTCAGGAAGTAACACACAGATTACAGGTGGCTATACGGCTACTACAACTAACAACAATGATGGGCAAACCAATACAACAACATCGACAACTTCAAGCACATCAAATACCAATGGGTCAGATATACCCGTAAATTCAGCTAATAGCCCTTCATATTCTAGTATGAGCCAAGATGTATGTAGTATGGGTGTGAGTGGTTCTGTATCTACACTAGGTTTTGGTGCTTCAATTGGTAAACATATACGGGATTTAAACTGTGAACGTATAAAATTAAGTAAGGTACTATACGACTACGGAATGAAGGTAGCTGCTGTGTCAATACTGTGTCAAGACCCTCGTGTCCACGCAGCAATGCAATCAGCGGGTAGCCCTTGTCCATGGGATGGTAAAATTGGGCCAGATGCTCAAGCTATGTGGGATAAATACCCAGAACTTAGACCAGACTATGCGGAATACCTAACAAAAGCAGAAGCAATAGCTAAAGTAGACGAAAGAATTATTAAAGAAGAAGCAAAATTAGAAGCTATAAGAATACAAAAAGAACAAGAAGAACTAGCAATAAGAATTGAAGAAGAAAAAAAGAAGTTAGCTACATTAAAAGCTGAAGAAGAGCTTAGTAGAATTAGTATTGAACAGGAGGAAGTAGATGAAAAAGTTATTATTATTATTGATACTATCCCTGTCAACATCCACAGCAGATAGTGAAATAATAACTACAGGTAATCTACTAACTAATGGTGGGTTTACTGGAGGTATTACTAATTGGACTAACCATGGTGTTACACAGCAACACCATCCTAACTATGGCAATGAATGTGGAAAACCTGCTTCTCCTAGTGCTACATGTGGAGTAACTAAAGGTTCTTTAGCGGGTGTAGATGAAGGTGGTGTTAGCCAAACAATAAAGTTATCTGAAAAAACTCAGATGACACAGAATGAAATTAAAAATGGTTTTACCAGTACCATGAAAAATGATATTTGGTTTTGGCATGGTCAAGATTCTGTTACAATGAAACAGGAACTAACTGATAGTGCGGGCAATACTTCTACACAAACAAGAGTAGTTACTGGTAGCCACAATAACTATCAAGCATACACTGATACAGCTACAGTAGGTACTAATGTATCAACAGATTATGATATAAAAGTTTCTATAGATATAGATGATTCTGCTAATTCTAGTGGCCATGGAGGGCCAGACGTAGATAACGTAGAATTAAAAGTTTCTTATACTTACATACCCCCAATTGAAGAAGGAACACAAGAGGTTATTGATGATATTGACCAAGATATTATAGATATAATAGATGATATTCCAGAAGATTTTGATTGGGATAACGATGAGTATGTTTGGGAAGATGAATATACTTGGGAAGAAGAAGAGTATACTTGGGAAGATGAGTATGTAGTAGAAGATGATTTTTATTTTGAAGAAGAGTACACTATGGATGAAGATATGTACTTTGAAGAATTTGAAATGGAAGAGTTTGATGTTATAGAGTTTGAACAGCCCCCTATGTTTGAAGACTTTGAGGAGTTTGAAGAATTTGACATGGAAGAAATGCCTACAATGGAAGAGGTGTTTTTTGAGGAAGAATTTATAGAACCTCCCCCTGCAATGATGGAGGAGATGTTTACAGAAGAATTTGAAGAAGACTTTACAGATTTTATAGAAGAGACTGGCATGGAAGAAGAGTTCATGGAGTTTCTTGAAGAAGAAGGCATAACAGCCGAAGAGTTTTTTGAAGAGATAACAGAGGAGGAGTTTAGTGATGAACTTACTGATGAATCTTTTGAAGAGTTTGAGGAAGAAATGGTTGAAGGCCCAATTGACGAAGAGAGCCCACCAGAGATTATTGAAGAGACTAAAGAGACACCAGAAGAAACTGATGTCGCATCTGAACCAATAGAGGAAGAAAAAGAAGTAGCAACCAATGATGAGCCAACAAAAGAAGAAAAACCCACTGAAGATGAAGAACCCAGTAGCGAAGACACTGAGGAATCCGAAGTACAGCCAGAAGATAGTGAAGAGCAAGACACTGTACAATCGGAAGGAAGAGAAGAAGTGGACACCAACGACAGGATTGCTACAGATGTTGCAAAGGTAGAGAGCAAATTAAAACAAAATTTAAAGAAGATAGCTAAACAAATAGCACAAGTAACAAAAGAAAATACTCAAAACTTAACAAAAGAAGATATATTTTTTAAAGGAAATGACCTTAATTCATATAAAAAAATAGCATTTTATAGTGCTAAAGATATTTATGAAAATGCAAACATGGGTTTATTTTTACAAATAGATTTATCCCCTTACACAGGAGAAATTTATGTAGGCACTAATTTAAATGTTTACAAACAAGATGACCCTATTGAAGTCAATAGAGTTAAGTTAATTAACATAACATCAGTTAAAAATAAATTATTAGCTGAGTTGGAGGCACTTAAACAATGAAAATAATGGATAAACTTAGTACTTATGCGGCACTAATAGGTGTGGTAGGAGCGATTGGTGGAGGGTTTTATACTTGGGGTCAGTTTAATTCACGCCTCGATGCAATAGAGAAAAAACCAGTAGTTAATTTAACTTCTTTAAAACAAAAAGATAAAGAGTTAACACAGCAATTTGATGATGTTTTATTGTATGCCAATGAGTACAAAGTAGATTTAATAGATAGAATTGCAAAGGTAGAAGAGAAAATTAAACCTGTAGATTTAACTTTAGTATTTAGAGAGATAGCAAAAGTTAGAGAAGAAATGGCTATGTTAGATATACCAGAGGATGTGGATTTAAAACCCCTAACTAAAAAACTAACGTATTTAAGTGAAGAACTTATAAGAGTGGCGGCAATGATACCAGAAAAAGTTATTCTTACGCCCTTACTAAAAGCTATAGGAGAGTTAGAAAAAGAAGTAGCCATTGCATTAAAAGAAAATGAACTACAAAATATATTAATTGAAGAAATTAAACTAAAAGCAGGTAACCCATTATCCAACTAAATTTTTTACCTAATTTTAGGTGTAAACTAGTATGTCATTTTTTGTATATCTTTTAACATAAGATTAAAAATCTCATCTGAATATTTTAACATAGACTCGATTACGGGAGTATTTTCGTAGGATGAGTTCCATTTATCCATAGCCTCTGTAAATTCTTTTGCAGGGGCTATTTTTTTTTCTGCAATTATCAATCCTTGGGTAGTTAGCTTTAATTCAAAACTAGCTATTGTTGTTGAGTTTTCCATGTATCATTTCTTTTTATCCCCCGATTCATATTTCTTTTTCCACTGGTAATAACTTAATTCTTTTACATCTTTTCTAAAAGCATTTACTTCCTCCTTTTCTTTATTTTTAATTTGTTCAAATTCCTCTTCTTCAGTAGGAAAAAATATTGCTTTGTTAGTTGTAGTTTCTTTAGGGGTTTCTACGGGTTTAGTAGGCTCAGTAGTAATTCCTCTCTCTACTATCTCAAAAAAATGTTTATGGTTGTGTACTATTTTACCTTCATTTTCTAAAGTTATTTCCCAGTCTTTATCGGCTATATCATCTAATTTTCGTATCTTAACTATTTTTGTTACCATTTAACCCCTTAATATACTCCGCCGTTTCTCTTCCTCTTCTCTCTCCTTCTGATTCTTCTTCTTTTTCCCCTTCTTTAAATTTAATTTCTCCCGCTATAGCACTATATGCCGCCATATCAATGTAAGTATCCTTACTAACTGCACCCAGTTTGGTACGGGCTATTTTTAATAGAGTCATTAGTATTGCTACATCATGGGCTTCTATTTTTACTTTTAAATAAGCTGACCACATTCTAGCTATGTTACTATGATTTTCTACCTTATCTCCATAATCTTTTTGTCTTTCTACACTAGATAAACCTATTGCTTGCTCTAAACATTCTTTTGTAATCATTTTCTTCTCCCTTTATTCCATCTTTTATGCCAAGCCCAATTACTGAGTTTACCCCCATAATGCTCACATAAGCAATAAAAGTAATCTTTAATTTCATCTATCATTTCTTATCTTTTTTAAACTTACGACCTACCACAAAAACAATACTATTAATTACTGTATTAATAGTCACCATACCTAAAATCCACCACTGCCAAAACTCTACTGTCATAAAGTAATTAAATCTTTTATAGGAACTAAATACCCTTTGGAACTTCTATTATCCCCACCTAGCATAACATTGTATTTATTGTC